TCGTGGGCCTCGCACTCCCAACACCCCTTGATGAGCAAAGCCAATGGTGTCGTCTTGTGCTTACACGTTTCGCTGCTCATCAGACCCCCATCTCCTGCGGCGTCGGGCCGACGCTCGACGCATCCAGGCTCCGAGCGGCGCCCGCAATCGCCGCGCTCTGCTGCATGGCCGGATCCTGGATCGCCGTCATCGCCTGCGCGTCCGGCGGCATCCCGCCCCCGCCCATGCCGTTCATCGCCATCTGCGGCCCCATCGGCGGCATGAGGCCCGCCAGCACGCCCATCGGCTGCCCTTCGGGGCCGGCCGCCCCCGACTTCTGCGCGTCGAACAGGCTCACCAGCTCCTGGTCGCCCAGGTAGCGCGCAGCATCCGCCATCATGACCTGGATGCCCTGGTCGCCCTTGCGCCACTTGTTGTAGATCAGCTCCGCGATGTACCGGTCCGGGTCGGAGACGCCGATCGCCGTACACCACTGCTCGTCCGTGATCGCGCCCGACTCCCAGAACCCGAACAACTGCGCCTTCTCGGCCAGCTTGTCGCCCAACTGCTCCGGGTAGTACGCCTCCAGGTCGAACGACTCCTGCCCCTCCGGGCCGAGCCAGTCCGGCTTCAACTCGATGATCGCCTTGGTCGGACTGGCGTCCTTGCCGCGGTCGGTCGGCTCCTCGGTGTTGCCGTAGATCAGCACCGGCTTCTTGTGCTTGCGGGCCACGCCGGTGCAGATTTCGAGGATGCGCTCGCCCACCTGGCGGCGCATCGCGAGGTTCGCCCCGCGGATGTCCATGACGCCGGCGATGGTGTCGTTGGAGACCACCGTCCGCTCGATGGCCGACCCCGCGTCGCCGACGCCACGGGCGAGCGGGCTGATGATCTCCGACGATGCCGCGCCGCCGAGGATGGTCGCCATCTCGGTCACGTCGCGGTTCGTGCCCGGATGCACGGCCGGGGTCATCTTGCCCCAGGTTCGGGTGATCTTGAACGGCTCGATCACCAGCGGGTTGTTGGCGCAGAACTCGTTGTACGCCTGCAACATCGCCTGATCAGTAATCGAGTCCGGCATCTCCATGAACCAGGCCAGCATGCCCTCGCTCCAACCCGCGAACGCCTTGCCCGTCAGGAACGCATCCAAGGCGAGCCAGGTCCGGCCGAACGGCATGGTGTACGGCATGCCGCGCTTGTCGGGGTCCACGGAGAACCAGCGCCAGCCGTAGCCGAGCACCCACGGGTTCGAGCGGAGTCCGCACTGCTTGTAGAGGTCGATCACGGCCTTCTGCTCGAAGCCGTTGCGCTCGTTCTCGGTCGCTCGGCCCATCACGCTGTAGGCCACGTACGGGTAGGTGTAGCCCTCGTCGTCCTGGTCGGTCAGCCACGCCTCGTACTTCCAGAGCATCCCCGAGGCCGTGTCGCCCTCGGTCTCGTCGGTCGGCTCGGTGTGGACCGTCAGGCCGGGCACGATGTACTTCTGCTTGAGCAGTTCCGAGGGCGTGAGCGCGGTCCGGATCAGCACGCCGTCCGCTTCCACCTCGGTGCCCTTGATGCGCGGGTTGAGCGGGACGTACTGCTGCCGACTGACGAGCCTGACCTCGAAGGGGTAGTTGCGGGCGCGGGCCATGTCGGTGTGCCGCTTGTAGGCCGCCCTGCTGCGCTTCTCGTCGGGCTTGAAGCCGGAATCGAACTTCTCCTCATCGAAGGCATCGCCGTGCTCCTGCTCGGCGTCCTCGCGGGCGTCGTCGTAGGCGCGGCCCTTCTCATCTCGGCGGTACGCACTCTTGATCGTCTCGCCGTCGTCCTCGTAGTAGTCGCTCGGCACCTTGACGAAGCGGGCCACGTCCGGGACCACCAGCGCACACGACTCGGCCTCGACCGTCAAGAGCTCGACGTTGTCGCGGTTGCTGAAGTTGTCGGCCACGGCCGGGTTGGCGAACTTCTCGATCCGCGATGCCGTCCGCTCGCCCAGGTCGCTGGTCGCGGTCTTCGGCCGCCGGAGCTTCGGGTCCGGCTGGGCCAGTTTGTTGATGAGCTGCATCGTCGAGGTGTACTTCTGAGGCAAGTCCACACGGAACGCGTCGCCGTCCGGGCGGGAGGCGATGGCGTCGGGGAGCGGCGCCCGCTTCAGCCCCATCAGCAAGTCGCGGGCGTCCCGGATCCGCCCGAGCGAGCCGGTGAACCGCTCGCTGTGAGTCTTCCACAGCTCGGCGATCTCCTCGCCCGTGATGCTGTGCGGCGAGACGAAGTCAGCCATCAGAGGTCCAGCCACCCGATACGCTGGAGGATCTGCCGCCGCCGGTCAGGCTTCATGTGTCCTCCCCCACCAACGCCCGCGCCCGCTCGCACGGCTGCTCGGGCGTGCAATCCGGGCAAGCGTTCTCCGGTATCCCGTCTTCCCCGGCCGCTCGATTCATGTGCGACTGCGTCGAGTAGTGACTCAGCCCGACCGGAATCACGACCCGACAGAGGTGGCACCAGCCCTGAAACTGCCTACTTTCTCGTTCTTGAGACCTATAGGGCGTATCCTGGCTGCCTTCGGCGGGCTTCTCTCGCAGTTCCGCGACGATCTCCGGCAGCACCTCTCGGAGCACGTCGATCACGGCTTCCAGCGCGACATCCGGCGCGCCCTCGGTCGCCATGTTGCCCCTGGCGCGGTCGTTCGCCTGCTCCAGACGCAGCCTGATCTGATCGGGCGTCAGACTCATTTCAACACCTGCGATGAACGGCGATCCCTAACAAATCTGATCGTATCGTCAAACTTGCGGTGGCACGACCGACACATACGCCGGTAATCGTTCACGTCTTCATAACGCTGCGTCAAACTCGCCCACTCGTAGGTGCGTGCAGGATCTGTAGAACCACACTCATCGCATCGCTGCGGTTGCCCACGGACTACATAGACTCGTCGGTGCAAAGCGAAGTAACTCGCCTCGGCTCCTCGCCAGGCGCGATTCTTTGTGCCACGCGCATCGGACATCATCTGGGCCACCCGCTCGCGGCGAGAACATCCACAGGCGGTACTCAGTCCTCGACGCAACCGCGTGCCAGTTACGCTCCGCTCAGTGCCGCAGTCACATCGACATACCCATTTCGCCTGTGGCAAACCTATCTGAGGATCAGCACGCAAAACCGTCCAACGGCCAAAGCGCTGCCCAGCCAAGTCAATCCAGTGGACGTTACGAACCCCCCGCTTACCAACCGATGTCAGCATCGCTCGTCCTCTTGCACCGCGCAGATCAACTCCAGCGTCTCGCGCGACTTCCGCATCCGCTCGGCGGCGGCCTTCCACAGTGCTTCGATCTCGTTCCTGGTCATCGCGCTTCCACCCCGCAGTCGCACGCGCCATCACGCGCCGCCGGGCAATCCGGCTCATGCGTCCGCCGGTCCAACTCCTGTACGGCCTCGTACATCCACGCAGCTAGGCTGTTGATCTGGTCGCACATATGCCGCACAGCGGCAGAGATCGTGGACCCAGTCACCGGTGGTGTCATCTTCGGCGGTGGCCGCATCACCGCACCCCCGTCGATTGCCACTGGCCCATCAGCTCGGCCAGTCGCGCGTCGCGGGCGCTCAGCCCGGTGGTGCCTCTCGGGACGGGCTTCGGCGCGGCCGGCGCCTGCTGCTGGTCGCCGGTCGAGAAGCCGATCCGCTGCCCAGCCGCGAGCGACGAGAAGTCCGGGATCTTGTCCAGCGCCATCAGGCCGTAGCGGAGCGCGTCGTACTCGTCGTCCGGGCCGTCCGTGTCCACGTCCTCGACTTTGTGGGCGTCGTACACCAGGGCCGGCAGGTTCTTGACGAGCTGCTGGCACGTCGAGAACACCTGGAGGTGGGGCCGGCCATCGGGCGCCGTCTTCAGGTACTCGCGGACACGGGCCAGCCCGTTGAGGCGGTCGTTGTTGCCCCTGGTGAGCGTCACGCCCTCCGCGAAGTAGAGGTCCGCGATCGACTTGCCGCTCTCGGGGTTCCTGATCCACATGGCCGGGTCCGCCATGTGCAACCGGACGGCCGGATCGCCCTCGGAGAACTCCACGACCTTCTGCGCCTGCTCGGAGGCCAGCAGGCCCGGCTTGCTGATCTCGCGGTAAACGTAGACGCGCGGCACGCTCTTGTCGAGTGCCAGCCACAGCGTCACGAACGGCCGGGCCGAGCCGTAGTCGGTGCAGCGGATGCGCTGCCAGTCCGGGGGCAGCGGGATCGGCTCGATGACGTGCCGCTCGCGGCGCCACTCGGTCAAGACCTGGCCGGCGAACACGTCCCAGTCGCCGTCCCTGAGCGCGCGGCGGTCCTGCTCGGGCAGCGAGTTGAGTACCTGGAGGTACTGCGGGTCGGCGTCGAGTAGGACCTGGTTGTCGTAGATGTTCGAGAAGTGGAAGCACCGCGACGGCAGGGGATCTCCGGCGTCGTTGGTCGGCACCCACGGCGCGCAATCCCTGGTGCCGTGCTCCAGGAACCGATCCTTGACCCAGGCGTGGCCGATGCCGCCGGGGTTGAAGTTGACCCGCACGTACGGCCGGATGCCGGGCACCGACGAGCGGCACTGGGCCATCAGGAACGGGTACTGCGTCTCGGAGAACTCCTCGAGCTGGTCGAAGCCCATGAAGTGGTACTCATGGCCGTGGTAGTTCCGCTTGTCTTCCTCGTTCTGGCAGTGGCGCATCGAGATCATGGCGCCGGACGGGAAGACCCAGCGGTGGGCGTCGCCGTTCCAGGTGGCGCCCAGGCGCGGGAACCACTCCCAGGCCCGGTCCATCACTTCCTGGAGCCGCGGGTAGGTGCGGCGGAAGATGATCGCCCGGTAGCGCGGGTGGTGGACGCCCCTGGTGGACTCCATCAGCATCGACAGCGTCTTGCCCGGCCCTTTGGTGCCCCCGAATCCCGACTCGAAGGCCGGGCAGGCGTGCCACGGCAACTGCTTCGCCTGGGGGCGATAGACGAGGTCGGGCGACGCGAGCGCGACGGCCATCAGGCATCGACCCCGAGCGTCACGCGGCGGCTCGTGGACACGATCTGCCCGTACGCCACCTGGATCTGCATCGGCTCGATAACCAGCGGTGACAGTCGCGGGATGAAGCGATCCGCGATGCTCGGTGCCCACTCGGGCACGACCATGCGCCACGGACCCTGCCAGCGCCTCACGATCTCGCGCCGCGTCAGCACCATCACTCGGCCTTCCGCTCGGGCAGGAAGATGGTCACGCCGCCCTTGACGGTCAGATCCGTCTCTTCGGGAACGCGGCCGACCACCCACGGCGCGAGCTCGCGGAACGCGGCGACGTTACCGTTCTTGGCCTCTTGGACTTGCCCGAGCACCATCGCTTCCCACTCCGATTCGGTGATGACCCGCTCGGTGATCGCGCGGAACCGCGCCTGCCGTTCCTCGGTCGGTTTCGACTTGCGCCCGGCCCCCGGACGGCGGCCTCCGTGCCCGTTCGCCACTTGAATCCTGCCCTTAGCCTTGAATCGGTGGAATCAAGCGCTCAGCACTTGCCGCTATGGCGCTTGCCGCACTTCGGACACTTGCCCATCGCCATCGTGAGACCTCCGTCAGAGATTCATGGCCGGCGCGAACAGGCGCACGGCGAACAGGAGCAGGATCAACCCGCCGATCGCCCAGATGATCCAGACGTAGGGGGCCGCGCCGGGAACGAACTGCGCGACCAGCCGGGCCACGATGTAGCAGACCACGGCGATCACGAGCGCGATGATGAGCAGCGTGATGAGCCCGGTGATGAGACCTTCCACGCGATGTCCTCTCCGCCCCAGCCCTGAACGCAAAAATGCCCGTCCCAGGACATGAAGTCCCAAGACGGGCGTTTCAACCGCGACTACATCGTAGCAGAAGTCGCGGTTGGCGTCACTACCCACTGCCAGATACGAGGCTCGTCACATCCGGGGCAGACCACCGCGCATCCACTCTCCACGGCGTAGATGACCTCGATGGCTCGAGCGATACGCAGGCGACCGTGATCTATCTCGGCAAGCAGGCGCCGGCAGCGCTCACACTCCCACCGAGCGAGCCGGCTCAAGCAGGCAGATCCTTGTCCGACTTGCCCAGATTACAGTCGATGCACGCGGTGACGAGATTCTCCATCGTCGTCGGCCCGCCCTTGCTCTCAGGGATCACGTGATCGGCATGCAGAATTGCGCCGTCATCTACCGACACCCCGCAATAGCGGCAGCGAAACTGATCTCTGATAAACACGTCGAAGCGCAAGCCTACCGCGATGGTGCCCCGCGTGCGGAGTTTGGTCAGCCGAAACGCTTCCCACCGCTCCTCCATCGCTCGAACCATCTCTTCGAGCGATGGCTGCGACAAGCCTCGCGGCTCGTGGGGCATCGGACGGCTATCGTGCGTCTGACTGCACACGAGCTCCCATCGCCGCTCGCTCTGACAACCTGCACACCATGCGTAGAGCCATCCTGGCTCAAGACGCGACGTGCCGAATAGGTGGAGCTCGGTGTTGATGATCTGCCCCAAGGGGCGAGAACAGTGCTCGCACGTCCAAAGCGGTGGCGGGCGATCCGTGGTACGCTGAGACTGCATCTGGGGTTCCTCCAGGTGCCGGCCCCGGGCGACTGGCATCGCGTCGGGGCGTTCTTCTAGTCTCAATTTTACCATGTTGCACCCCCGCCGAGCGGTCGCCGGCAGCCTTCGCAGCACCAGAGCGGTGGACGGCTCAACGCGCCTCGTCCGGGTTGGCCGCCCGCACGGCGTCCAGGATCGCCATGATGTCGTCGTCAAGCACGCGGTACGTCCACCAATAGCCGTCCGGCTCGGAGGCGTCGAGCATGTACGACGGGTCGGGATCGTACCGCAAGCGAACATAGTCGCACGCGGCATCGGAGAACGGCATCACCTGGCCGAGGAGGCCGCCGAGCAACTCCTCAATGGCGCCGTCCGCGTCATCTGCGCCGTAGCCTCCACGTCCCGTCAGGGCGTCCTTGAGCTCCTGGCCGACGTAGTGGAGCGGGAAAGTCGCGAGCGCTTCATCGAGCGCGCTACGCAAGAGGTGGGCGACGTGGACGCGCCACGCACGACCCGTCCTGGAATCGCCTACGACGCGCCATGCCGTCAACGGGCTGTCGTTCAGAGGTTCGCCGTGTTTTGCGCGCCACGCATTCCAGAGGCGCCTCTCCTCGTCGTCCACGAAACCGAGGCAGCCCCCGCGCCACTCGTCTGCGACATGCCCGGCTAACTGATCGGCGACGGTATCGGTGGTCATCGGGTGGTAGTCGTCGTCCGAGATCACCCATCGACGGAGTGGCGACCAGTCGGACGCCAGCCAGCGCTCCACTTCGGCGCGTTCATCGACCATCAGATCCAGGAGTCGCGGCAGGGCGCGACGCATGGCTGTCTCAACGCGGGTGCGGCAGGGCGCACAGAGGTCGTGATGCACGGTTGGGGTCTCGACCCCACAGTCCGGAGCGACGCAGCGGCCTTTTGGGAGCGGCATGACGTGGCTCACCCCTCCCCCTCCCGGCCGTCCGGAGTTGCGCTCCCTCCACTCGCAGGCTCGGCGCTCGGGGCGCCCGGAGCGGCGGCGAGGACTTCGCGCGCCTTGCCGCCATGCTCGAAACACCCGAGCCATCGCCTACAGTTCACCACGCCCCATAACGCCTCTCGGATCTGCTCGTTCGCAGCGGCCTGGTAATCCCGCTCCTCGCGCATCTGTCGGGCCTCTTCGACGAGGCGATAGGCATCGGCGTTGCTCATCACCGCGCGTTCAGCCCGCTCATCGGCACCCTCTGCGCGTAGGAGTGCGATGGTTTCGTCCCGCTCGGCCAGGGCCTTGCTGAGGCGGTCGTTCTCGGCCATCAGGGCGATGGTGCCCTGACAGGTGTGCGCGAACGTCATCGGCTCACCGGTCATCGCCGCACCCCTGCCCCGAGCGAGCCTGCGAGTCCCTCGGCTGACGCTCGGGATGGGATCGCCGCTGCGGGACGGGCGGGAGCGGTTGCAGCAATCTCACCGCGACCTTCAAGTCATCCAACGACCGCTGGAGATTCTCCACTGCCGCGTTGAACGCCAGCCACGCCGACGGCTCGCACGACACGATGGTTTCCCCGGACAGGTCGGTGACAGACACGTTGAGCGCCACGGCGAGTCGGTGGAGCGTGTCCATCCTCGGGGTGTGACGCCCCCGCTCCAATTCCGCCACCTGTTGCTGCGTCATGTTCATGCGAGCGCCGAGCCACACCTGGGTGTATCCCTTGCTCTTGCGTATGGCGCGCAATCGCGATCCGAACACGGATCCGGGCCGCTTCTTCACGTGTGCGCGGATCTTGCCCCACTCAGGCCAATTCGATTGCATCAGCCTGCTCTCCCCCATCGCTCCGCGTTGCGGCGCCCGTGCCGCCGGTGGTGGTCAACGAACCTCGACCGAATCGGCCACCGTGACATGACACCGCGTACAC